AGTGGAATGCAAGTGTGGGGTTACAGCTTACGATTGACTATGATGACATAGAAGCGGATACAGAAGCAGAAGCTATTCAGATTGCGAAAGACAGAGCATTAGAAGATATTGAATGGAATAACAGTGATTGCGATGTAGACAACACAATTGTGTATAGTTGCTACGAGGAGGAGTCAGAGGATGAATAGAGTGTTGCCAATTTTATTCAATACCGAAATGGTTCGGGCGATTCTGGACGGAAGAAAGAGTTGTACGAGAAGAATCTGCAAGGATGGCAATGAGTATACTGTGCCAGATATGAATTTTTACAATGCGGACAGACGCACTTATGCAGTACATAATTATGCGGATAAAAAACACACAGACAAGTTAAGTACAGCAGAACGTAGTTGTCCGATATGTCCGGGCGATATCCTGTATGTCCGGGAAACATGGAAAAAGGCACCGAACGGATACTATTACTACGAAGATTGGCAGAAAGATGACATCGCAGATGTTACAAAATGGAAACCATCCATCCATATGCCGAAAGAAGCCGCACGTATCTGGTTAAAGGTTACGGATGTGAGAGTGGAGCGGTTGCAGGAGATGAAGCCGGTTGATGTGATAAAAGAGGGAGCTTATCCTGATTGTTGGGATTGTCTTAATACATACGGAGAAAGCGGTTCGCAGTGCTGTTATGGGACAGAAGAACAGTGCAGTCAATGTGATGAAGTGATGATGGAATGGGAAAAACTTTGGAACAGCACCATCAAAAAAACCGACCTTGACAGCTACGGCTGGGAAGCGAACCAGTGGGTGTGGGTAATCGAATTTGAGCGGTGTGAGAAACCGGAAGGAGTGTGAGGTATGGCTAAAGCAGTATTAGTTATGGATATGCCGGAGTGTTGCGCAGATTGCCAGCTGGCTGACGATGATCCAAGCGGGTTATATTGTCCGCCTGCAGATGATTATTATGATGGATCAGACAGTTCGGAGGATAGAGCGAGTTTTTGTCCACTCCAGGAACTGCCGGAGAGATCAGCTCATCCAGAGCATTGTGACAATGGAAGGTTCGATGCAGGGTGGAACGGATGCTTAGATGCCATAGAGGGAGGTGCACATGGGAAAGAGCAGAGCGAGTAAGCTGAACGGCTACCGGAGTGCGGTAAGCCGGCAGAGAAACGATGTGTATAAGTTCAAGACCAAGAGAGGTAAGAAAAAATAAATCAGAAAGGAGTGAGAGGTTTGCTGGCCAGCGTAAAAGAGCTCTTTACTCCGAAAAATGATGAAAGAAGAATTTAGAAGCCGGGTGTATACGGACAGACCAGATTATGCTGATTTTGATGCACCTGCAAAATTTAATGCCATACAGAGCATTATTGCAAAGAGATTGAGGGAGCATCCGAACACCATATGTTCGTATTCGGGTGGTTCTGACAGCGATATTATGATCGACCTTATCGAGCGAACACGGAAGATTTTCGATTTGCCACCAGTCAAGTATGTGTTCTTCAATACCGGACTTGAAATGAAAGCTATAAAGGATCATGTGAGGGATACAGCAGAAAAATACGGTGTGGAAATTGAAGAGTGCAGACCGAAGGTCAATATTGTGCAGGCAACAAGAAAATATGGCGTGCCGTTTGTATCAAAGATTATGTCTGCTGGATTGTCCGGATGGCAAAAGAAGAATGTACCGCTATCAATCGCGCAGGAATACGATCGGGCAGAGGACAAGCAGGCAAAGAGGGAGGAACTGAAAGAGAGATACCCTAATTGTGAGGGGACGATCAATTTTCTTTGCTGCTGCAACTCCGCCGGCGAGCCAAGACCAAATATTCAGTTGGTTATCAATTCATCGAAGTATATGCGGGATTTTATAGAAGAATATCCGCCGGACTTCCCGATAAGCGCAGATTGTTGCGTACATTGCAAGAAAAATATCGCACATAAGGTGCAAAAGGATTTCGAGATGGTTATTACCGGCGAGCGCAGGGACGAGGGCGGTATGAGATCCGTACCAAGGAAAGATAATACGGCCTTATGCTTTACGGAAACTTCAAGCGGTCAGTTTCGTCTCCGCCCGCTGTATTATGTGAGTGACCGGGACAAAGAGTGGTATAAGGAATACTACGGCATACGGTATTCAGACGCATATGAGGTGTACGGACTTACCCGGACTGGATGCTGTGGGTGCCCGATATCCTACAAGGCTGTTGAAGATCTGGAACTGATTCGCCCGTATGAACCGAATGTAGTTAAGGCTGCGTGGAATATTTTTGGGAAAAGCTATGAATACAGAAAGCAATATAACGAGTACAAGCAGATGCGGATGGCACAGGAAAAAGAAGCTGCTGCCAATGTAGAGGGGCAGATGAGCTTAAAAGACTTTATAGAATAAAAGTCTTTAGGATAGGTAGAAGGGCGGTCGGCAGTTGTGCTGACCAAAGTGTTACTTGTTTGTGTGGTTGGAATTTGTTTTGTCATAGCATTCTCCATTTCTGTACTAAAAGTACAAAGGGCAATTATTAAAGTTGCAATGAATTTTATGACTGCCAACCGAATTCCCTTCCCCCAAACGGTTTTACCCGCCTGCCTATCTTAAAGACAAGGATATATTAAAACAAAGTATTCAAAAATGCAAGAAAGGAGCCGAACCTCCGGCCGGGGTAACGATATATCGGGTTCCTTTTGAAAAATGACATATAAAGAATTTTTAGAAACAAAGATTGAACTTGCGACAGAAAGCGGATTCATTGTGGATCCTAAAAAAGTCAACAAGGTATTGAAACCGCACCAGAGGGATGCTGTGGTGTGGGCGCTGAAAGGCGGCAGGCGTGCATTGTTTGAAAGTTTCGGACTTGGAAAGACCGTGCAGGAAATTGAGTTCTGCCACTTGGCAGCAGAATATAGCGGCGGTCGTGCATTGATTGTGTTGCCGCTTGGAGTAAAGCAGGAGTTCACGCATGACGCGGTGGAAGTGCTTGGATATGAGAAGCCAGAGTATTGCCGGACAATGGAAGAAGTAGGACAGAGCACCAGCCAGATTGTGCTGACGAATTATGAGCGTGTCCGGGATGGAGACATTCGGCCAGATTACTTTGCAGCAACATCACTTGACGAAGCCAGTGTTTTAAGAAGTTTCGGAAGTAAAACTTATCAGACGTTTTTAGATAAATTTAAAAACGTTCCATATAAGCTGGTTGCCACGGCTACACCATCGCCGAACAAATACAAGGAGCTGATCCATTATGCCGGATATTTGGAAGTGATGGATACAGGGCAGGCGTTGACGAGATTCTTCCAGCGTGACAGCACTAAAGCGAGCAACCTCACGTTGTACCCGAACATGGAAGATGAGTTTTGGATGTGGGTAAGCAGCTGGGCGCTTTTTATCACAAAACCTTCAGATCTCAATCCAGTATATTCCGATGAGGGATATGATCTGCCGCCACTTGATGTAAGATGGCACGAATTGCCGGTGCATTATGGCGATACAGCGGATAAGGACGGACAGATTCAGTTATTTCAGGAAGCAGCCGAGGGATTGAAAGAAGCGGCGACGGTCAAGAGAGATAGTATTGATCGCCGCGTGGAAGAAATGAAACGAATTGTGGAAGAATCACCGGAGGATCATTTCCTTTTGTGGCATGATCTGGAGAATGAACGGCATGCAATCAAGAAAGCACTGCCGGATGTGGTGGATATTTACGGATCTATGGATTATGATCTGCGCGAGCAGAGGGTTATTGACTTCTCGAATGGACGGACAAAGTTATTTGCCACAAAGAAATCATTATCCGGATCCGGATGTAATTTTCAGAGACATTGTCACCGGGAGATATTCCTCGGGATCGACTATGAGTTTAATGATTTTATTCAGGCGGTACATCGGTGTTATCGATTTTTACAGAAAGAACCGGTTGTGATCGACATTATTTACATGGAGAACGAGCGGCAGATCAAGGAAGCATTGCTTGAAAAATGGAAGAATCACAATCACATGGTCGCGAAAATGATCGAGATTGTAAAAAAGTATGGTCTTAATTCGGAGAATAAGGCGCAGCGGTTAGAAAGGAAGATGGGCGTGGAAGGTAGCAGAGAAGAAAGAACAGTAAGAGGAAACCATTATGAAGCGGTATATGGGGATTGTGTAGAGGAAACTCGAGCAATGGAAACGAACAGCATTGATCTGATACATACATCCATTCCGTTCGGTAATCATTACGAGTACAGTGCCAATTATAACGATTTCGGGCATAATCAGAACACGGACCGGTTCTTTGAACAGATGGACTTCCTCACACCGGAACTGCTTCGAGTGTTAAAGCCGGGGCGCGTGGCTGCAATCCATGTCAAGGACCGTGTGTTATTTGGAAATGTGACAGGAACAGGATTTCCTACAATGGAACCGTTTCATGCAGAATGCATCAGACACTATACAAAGCATGGATTTCTCTATTTTGGAATGATAACGGTGGTAACAGATGTTGTAAGGGAAAACAACCAGACTTATAGATTGGGATGGTCGGATTGTTGCAAAGACGGAACCAAGATGGGGGTAGGCTGTCCAGAATACATCTTGCTCTTTAGGAAACAACAGACAGACCATTCAAAAGGCTTTGCGGATGAAAGAGTATCAAAATCAAAAGAAGAATACACGCGTGCGCAATGGCAGATTGATGCACATGGTTATTGGAGATCATCCGGTGACAGGCTGGTAAGTAAAGAAGAGTTGAAAGAGTTTCCAGTGGATAGCTTACAGCAGGTGTACAGGGAGTACAGCCGCGGCAGCGTATACAACTATGAGGATCATGTGAAGCTTGCGGAAGATCTGGACAAGGACGGAAAGCTCCCGGCAACGTTCATGGTGGTTGCTCCGGGGTCATGGAATCAACTGGAAGTGTGGGATGATATCAACCGGATGCGTACCCTTAACACCACACAGAGCCGCAGACGCGCACAGATGCACGTATGCCCGTTACAGTTGGATATCGTGGAGAGAATCATCAACAGATATAGCAATGAGGGCGATACGGTCTATGATCCGTTTGGTGGTCTTATGACAGTTCCAATGACAGCAGTTAAGATGCACCGGAATGGTAAAGGATGTGAATTGAATCCGGATTACTTCCGGGATGGTGTTGGATATCTGCAGGCAGCGGAAAATGAAGTGGACGAGCCAACATTGTTTGATTTTATGCCGGAGGTGCTGCCATGATTAACGGAGAATTGCTAGTTGATAACTTCGCCGGCGGGGGCGGCGCTTCCACCGGTATAGAACTGGCGACCGGATATAGCGTAGACATTGCAATCAACCATGATCCGGAAGCCATCCGGATGCACAAGGCTAACCATCCAAACACAAAGCATTATTGTGAAAACGTGTGGGCGGTGGATCCCGTAAAAGCCTGCGGCGGTCATCCGGTAGCGCTTGCCTGGTTCTCGCCGGACTGCAAGCACTTTTCAAAGGCAAAGGGCGGCAAGCCCAAGGATAAAAATATCCGCGGTCTTGCGTGGGTGGCCTGTCGGTGGGCGGGGCTGGTGCGACCGAGGGTGATAATGCTTGAGAATGTGGAAGAATTTAAGACATGGGGACCGCTGAACCGTGGACATCATCCGATTAAGAGCAAACAGGGCAAGACATTTGAGCGGTTTGTACAGCAGCTTACAGATTTAGGCTATGAGGTGCAGTTCAAGGAGCTGATCGCCGCCGACTACGGCGCGCCGACCATGCGCAAACGATTCTTCATGATCGCGCGGTGCGACGGCAAGCCTATAGTCTGGCCAGAGCCGACACACGCACCGGCAGACAGTGACGAGGTCAAGGCTGGACTGCTGAAACCGTATGTGGGAGCATACACGCAGCTTGACTTTTCTCTTCCATGTCCGTCCATTTTTGATACGTCCGAGGAAATCAAAGAGAAATACGGGATCCGGGCGGTACGTCCGCTAGCACCGAAGACGATGGAGAGAATAGCACGAGGACTGAAAAAGTTTGTGCTGGACAACCCGGAACCGTTTATTGTTCCTATTGGGTACGGGGAGAGGAAAGGACAGGCGCCTAGAGTTCACGACATCGAAAAGCCATTGCCGACTATTGTGGGGAGCGGAAAGCATTATCTGTGTGAGCCTAAATTGGCACCATACCTATCAGTAAACAGAGAAAACCATTTTGGAAGTGATATGCGCGAGCCGGTACACACCATAACGGCAAATAATCAGCATATGCTTATGACACCGACACTTATCCAGTATCATTCTGAGACGGCACAGGGAGAAGTTCGGGGACAGACGATTGAAGACCCTATAATGACGGTGGACGGATCGAACAGATATGGACTGGTCACATCATTCATCCAAAAGTATTATGGCGGAAATTATCAGGGAAACGGCTCTGACATTAAAGAGCCATTGCACACCATTACGACACTTGAAAGAAACGCCATGTGTGCAGTAAACCTTATTCAGATGAACAATCATTGTGATGGAAGAGATGTAAAAGAGCCGATTCCTACAATTACAGCCGGTGATGGACATTTCGGAGAGGTGAGAGCATTTCTGATTAAATATTATGGACAGGGAACTGGACAGGATATAAAGGCACCGTTGGACACCGTGACGGCGCAGGACAGATTCGGACTGGTAACCATCAATGGCGTAGATTATCAGATCGTTGATATCGGACTTCGTATGTTAGAACCTAAAGAGTTGTATGGATGCCAGGGTTTTCCAGAGGATTACATAATCGACCATGATTATACCGGCAAGACGTATCCGCGGAGCGAACAGGTGCGCCGCTGCGGTAATGCTGTGTGTCCACCGATACCGGCAGCATTAGTCAGAGCAAATCTTCCGGAATTGTGCGTAGCGGAACGTATGCCAAACATGAGGATCGAGTCAGAACAGACCGGACAGCTCCGGTTTGCATGAGATCAAACAGCTATAGTCCCCGCCAGCAACCATGCGGCGAATGGAGATGATGCGCGGGAAATTTTTGCATAAAAATAAAATTGTAGTACATTGATAATTGAATATTGACGGTTGTAGTGATATAATATTTTCATCAAATTGCAAAGGAGAGTAAAAATAATTATGGGAGATCATGCATTTTCTTTTACAGAATTTGATTTTCAAAAAAAACATCCTTACACAGTTTTTTTTATTGGATCATGTACTCAGATGAATGGTGAAGTTTGCATAGAGTATACAGGAGCAGAGGCAAAATCAAAATCTTCTATTCCTGATGAATGGCTTGATGATTTGAAGGAAAAGTTAAATGAAGATTATGGTTATGGACCGTTTGATAAAAC